AATGGCTTTACATTCGTTACACTCATGCAAAGAAATTAACATAGCTTACACAAAGGATTAATCATGGCTTATACAGATATAGACAAACCATCAGATTATATGAGAATACAGACTTGGTCTGGTAACAATTCAGCAGATAGAGAAATAACTTGGTCTGAAACTGACAATATGCAACCTGATTGGATATGGGTAAAAAGAAGATCAGATACTGCTAACCACAGACTTGCAGATTCAGTTAGAGGTGCAACAAAAATTTTACGATCTGATACTAATGGTGCTGAAACAACAGAATCTGATGATACTTTATCTTTTGACACAAATGGTTTTTCAGTTGGAAGTAATTCTGGAGTTAATAAAACAGGAGATACTTATGTTGGCTGGGGTTGGAAAGCTGGAACATCATTTACCAATGACGCAAGTTCAACAGGGATAGGAAGTATTGATAGTTCTGGAAGTGTATCTGATGCTTCTGGTTTTTCAATTGTTTCATACACAGGAACTGGAAGTGCTGGTACGATAAAACATGGGTTATCGGCAGCTCCAAATTTTATGATTGTAAAAAATAGAGATGCCGCAAGAAGTTGGAATGTATATTTTGGCGATCCAACAGATTATATATACTTAAATGATACCGCTGCTGCTGCAGACTATAACGAAATATGGAATGATACTGCACCAACTACAAGTGTTTTTAGTGTTGGAACAGACAATGGAGTTAATCAAAGTGGAGAAAAATACATAGCATATATATTCGCAGAGAAACAAGGCTACTCAAAATTTGGAAGCTATACAGGTAATGGAAATGCTAATGGAACATTTGTTTATACGGGATTTAAACCTGCTTTTGTTATGGTTAAACAAACTAATACTGTTAGATATTGGGCTATGTTTGATAATAAAAGAGATGGGTTAAATCCTACAAATAGACCATTATTTCCTAATGCGTCTGACCAAGAATCTGATTCAGTTAATTATTACCATGATATTTTATCTAATGGTTTTAAATGGAGAACTAACTCAAATATAATGAACGTAAGTGGTGGAACATACATCTACATGGCTTTCGCTGAAAATCCATTCGTAACATCAACTGGTGTACCAGCTACTGCGAGATAATTATGTTGAAAAAATTAATAAAAAGGTATAAGGAGATAATATGAGTTATATAGGTGCAAGTCCAATCGTTGGAAATTTCCAAGTTTGTGACGCAATATCAGTAGTCAATGGTCAAGCCGCATATACAATGCAGGTGGGTGGTGTTAATGTATTCCCAGAAACTGCTAATCATATGTTGGTATCTTTAAATGGTATCTTACAGAAGCCAAATGGTTCTTTTACTATTTCTGGTTCTACAATTACCTTTTCTTCAAATTTAGTTACAGGAGATGTCATAGATTTTATTCAGGTACTTGGAGATGTTTTAGATTTAGGAGTTCCATCTGACAGTACAGTTACTACAGCTAAACTAGCTGACAGTTCTGTTTCACTTGCTAAACTAACTGCAACAGGAACTAAAGATGCTACAACTTTTTTAAGAGGAGATAATACTTTTGCAGTAGTTTCATCTGATTTTGTAAAATTAGCTTCTGGTTCTTTTAGTTCAAACAGTTTGTCTTTTGATGGTTATTTTACTTCAGCTTATTCTCATTATAAAATAATTTTATCTGATATAGTTCCATCAACAAATAATCCAAATATATCTATGAGATATAGAATATCAGATTCAGATGTCACTACTTCAGATTATAATAATGTTGGACAACATGGTGCAATACAAATAGGTGTTGCTTCAAGTGATGGAACATCTAATCAAACAAATACTGACCAATTTAAACTACAACAAGGTTATGCTGTATCAAATGCAAGTAATTTGTGTATGAATGCAGAATTAACAATTTTTAATCCACTAAACACATCTTTATATAAACATTATCATTATAAAAGTTCTCAACATTATAGTTCAGCAACTGGATATTGGGTAACCTCAACTGGTGGTGGTTATTATGATGCTAACACAACTGCTTTAAGTGGATTTACAATTTTTGCAAGTTCAGGAAATATTACATCAGGCAATGTTTATTTATATGGAGTAAAAGTATAATGAAAAAAATAATTATAAAACCAACTGGTATAGAAGAATTAGATTTAACTGCTGAAGAAATTGCACAAAAAGAAAAAGATGAGCAAAATGCTATTGTTGAAAAACAAGAACTAGAACAAGCACAAACAAACGAAGCCAATAAAAAAGCATCTGGCAAACAAAAACTTTTAGACTTAGGATTAACTGAAGAAGAAGTTAAAGCATTGATAGGAGCATAACATGGCTCTTAACTTTGCAAATAATAATTCATTATCAGCAATAACATCTTTACCAGCTTCTATAAGTGGTGGTGCTATGACTTTAATATCAGAGCAAACTGCATCTAGTTCAGCTACAATATCTTTTACATCTGGCATAGATTCTACTTATGAAAAGTATGTATTTAAGTTTTATGATATTCATGCTGGTACTGATGCAATAAATTTTACTTTTCAAGCAGATACAGGAACAAACACATCTTATAATCAAACTATTACTTCAACTATTTTTCAAGCATATCACAATGAAGCTGGTGGTAGCACAGGATTAGATTATCTGGCATCACATGACCAAGCACAAGGAACAGCTTTTCAAAATCTTACAGTTAATACAGGTAATGGTAATGATGAATCTGTAAGTGGATATTTAGAAATTTATAATCCTAGTAGTTCTGTTTTTGTAAAACATTTTATGGCAAGAATTAATAGTTATAATGCAAATGATTTTAGTTCAGACTATTATACTGCTGGGTATTTTAATTTGACTACAGCTTTAACAAGATTTAGATTCAAGATGAGTTCTGGCAACATAGATAGTGGAGTAATAAAATTATATGGCATTAGTTAAATACAACAACAATAGCATAAGTGCTGTAACCTCTACAGGATTAGCAACAGGAAGCCTAGTACCAATTAAAACTTTAACTGCTAGTAGTTCTGCAACATTGTCATTCGTACATGGAACTGATGGAGTAGTCTTGGATAGCACATATCCTACTTATAAGTTTGAGTTTATTAATATGCACCCAGCAAGTTCTACTGAATTTCAATTTCAAACAAGTACAAATAGTGGAAGTTCATATGGGGTTACACTTACATCAACATATTTTTATGCTTATCACACAGAAGCAGATAATGCTTCAGGATTAACTTATTTTGCTGGTGGAGATTTAGCACAATCAACATCTTTTCAAAGACTTTCAAGAGTACATAATGATAATGATACATCTTGTTCTGGTTCTTTAACTTTATTTAATCCATCATCTACAACTTTTGTAAAACATTATATGTCAAATTTTAATGAAGAAAATCAAACATATTCACAAAATCCTTATACAGCAGGATATTTTAATACAACATCTGCTATTAATGCAGTACAATTTAAGATGGCTTCTGGCAACATAGATGCTGGAAAAATCAAACTCTATGGAATTAAGGATAGCTAATGAGTATTGTAAAATTAAATAATCAAGGTGTAAAGAACGCAACTGCTTTTGGTTCTATAACAGGATTAGGCAGTATGGTATTTATTAAAAAGCTAACAGCATCATCTTCTTCTACTTTATCTTTTGTTGATGGTGCAAGTGGTGTGGTGCTAGATGATACTTATAAAGAATATGTATTTATGTTTAATAATGTTCATGCTTCTGCTGGTGGAGTATCTGTTTATTTACAATTTCAAGGAAGTACAAATAGTGGAAGTAGTTATGGAGTTAATATAACAAGCACATACTTTGATGCAATACATGGAGAAGATGGTGCTGGTGGTGCATTATCTTATCAAACTGCTTTTGATTTAGCACAAAGTACATCTTTTCAATCAATTGCAACTCTTTTAGGTGGAGATCCTGATAATGGTACTTGTGGAACTTTACATTTATTCAATCCATCATCAACCACATTCGTAAAACATTTTACTTGTACTATGAATCACCCAGCAGCATCTGATGAATCTAAAAATTCTTATATAGGTGGATATTTTAATACTACATCAGCAATAGATGCAATTCAGTTTAAATTAAGTACCAATAATTTGCAAACTGGAGATATTTGCCTTTATGGTATTGCTTAACAATTAACAATGGAGTATAAATAATTATGGCTAGACATCACAATATAAATGGGGTTCAAGTACCCTTTACAGCAGAAGAAGAAGCACAAAGAGATGCAGAAGAACAAGCATATTCTGATAGTGCTTTTGATCGTGCTATGGCAGATTTAAGAAGTAAAAGAGATAACCTTTTAAAAGCTAGTGATTGGGAAGTAATCATGGCAAAAGAAAAAGGTACAACATTATCTGCTGGATTTAAAACATATAGACAAGATTTACGAGATATTACAGATGGCTTAACAACTGTTGCAGATGTTGAAGGAGTTGTGTTTCCAACAAAGCCATAGTATAATAAGCTGTGGAAAAGAAACCTAAAAAATCTATACTAATTTGTATTCCTAGTTTTGATACAAAAATACATTTAGAAACTATATCATCAATTATTTCTATAAGAGATATACTATTACAAAATGGTATTGGTATTAGTATAATGTGGTTAAGAGATAGTTTAATAACAAGAGCAAGAAATAAACTAGTAAAACAATTTTTAGATACAGATCATACTCATTTATTTTTTATAGATGCAGATATAAGTTTTACACCAGATGATTTTATAAGAGTTTTAAATTTAAACAAACCAATATCAACAGCACCTTATCCTATTAAAAATGATAATAAGATTGAAGATGGAGATGCTGCTTTGGGTTGGTGTGTTAATTTTCCTTTAGGCAAATATAATTTTAAAGATAATGAAAATGGTTATAAACTTTGCGATTATGCAGGAACTGGTTTTATGTGTATTCAAAGAAATGTTTTTAAAACTATTTTAAAAAAATATCCTCAAATAGAATACCTTACAGAAGTTAATGTTGAAAAAGGAACAGGAATTAAAGAATATGCTTTCTTTGATTGTGGAATACAAGGGCAAGGTATTTTAGAGGATAAAGATAAAACTAGAAGATATTTATCAGAAGATTTTTATTTTTGTGCGTTGTGGCAACAATGTGGTGGCGAAATATGGACAGATATTACTAGCGAATTGAAACATATTGGTATAAAGACTTATGAAAGAAAACCAATAGCAAAAAGGTCTTATGAAAAAGAAAAAAGGTAATAGTGTTGTTTGGCACATTTATCATACTATTCTAGCAATAGAATTAGCTTTAGTTGTTGCCATAGAATTTACAGAACTTATGTTAAAACTATAACATGGATTCTTTTATACCTACACATTTAGCTAAAACAAAAGAAGAATTAATTGAAATAATATTAAAAAAAGATTTAGAAATTCAAAAATTAAACAATCTTAATAAATTTATAAAAAATAAATTAGACGAATCATTAAAAGGCAATATTACAATTGATCCGATAGTTAATAGGATCATTAAAAAACATTTAGACAGACACAAAGAGGGAATGGTTAATTTTGGAAAGACCATGAGTGATAATTCAAAACCATTTCAACATTGGGTAAAAGAGGCACAAGAGGAATCTATGGATTTTATCTTATATTTAGAAAAAACATTAAATAAGGAGTAAATACCCTAAAAACTTGCGATTTAAACTGCTTTAGAGCCTCGTAGAGAGGGGTTAAGAGTAAAATAGGTATAAAGGGGTTAATTAAATATTATGGCTAAAAAATTCAAAGATTTTGTTGTTAGAGATAAACCAGTTAAAAGAGGGATTCATAAAAAGAGTCAAAATAAAAATGAAAAAAGACAAAAAAGTCAAAAGAGATATAAAGGGCAAGGTAGATAATGCCTAAAGCTAAATTACCTGTTAATACAGCACATCAAAGAATTGACGATCATGAAAAATTATGCAGAATTATGCAAAATGAAACAAATAGAAAAATTAAAGAATTGAAAGTTCAAATGTGTAGATTAGAAAGAGTTGTACTTGGTATGATCGGTATGGTTGTATTAGGTATGGGTACAATAATAATAGAATTATTTGGGAGGATTTAATTATGGATTTAAGTAAGCATTTTAAATTAGAAGAATTTGAAAAAAGTATGACAGCAACTCGTAAGGGAATAAAGAATAAAGCTGGTGCTGGAGAAATTAAAAGTTTAGGAGATTTATGTTATGAATGTCTTGAGCCTATGAGGGCACATTTTGATAAGCCAGTTACTATTACAAGTGGCTATCGTTCAGAAGCACTTTGCGAAGCTATCGGTAGTAAAAAAACCAGTCAGCACACCAAAGGTCAAGCCGCAGACCTAGAGATAAATGGTGTACCTAATATTAAGATTGCTTATTGGCTTTCTAATAACGTAGATTTTGATCAATTAATTCTCGAGTACTTTGACAAAAATGATCCATCAGGTGGGTGGATTCATATTAGTTATAATGAAAAAGGTAATAATAGAAAGCAAGTCTTAACATTTGATGGTGATAAATATGAAAATGGATTACCAGATATGGAATGGAAAGATGGCAAAGTGGTAGGTTCATAATGTGGTTTAGTTTAGCAAAAATGGCATTGAGTACAGGTGCAAAAGTATATTCAAATAAGCAAAAGCAAAAAGAAGCTATGTCACAAGCTGCACTTTATACAGCAGAAAAAATGGCTCGTGGAGAAACAGAATACCAGGGCAAACTTTTAGAAAGCAGAGATAAAGATTACAAAGATGAATTTGTTCTTATAATACTTTCTGCCCCAATAATTGTACTCGCATGGGCAGTTTTCAGTGACGATCCAGCTATGATGGATAAGATAGAATTATTTTTTCATCACTTCGGTAATCTTCCTGTATGGTTTCAAACTTTATGGATTACAGTAGTTGCTAGTATTTTTGGTATTAAAGGTACGCAAATATTTAGAAATGGCAGTCCTAAAGGTAAGTAGGAATGACAAAATGGGCATTAGTATTAATTATATGCTCTTTTCAATCTAATACTTGTCTTCCACGATTTGAATATCCTATAAAATATAATGATGAATATGATTGTATGGTAGCTGGTTATAAACAATCACTTTTAAAAACAGAAGAAATCGGAAGAAAAGAAATCAATGAATATAACATTTATATTAAGTTTGGTTGTAGTCCTGTTGACATTATATAAAAACTTTCATACCATATATAGTGTATGACTAAAAAAATTTTAAAAGTTTTAGTAATAGGAGATACACACGACTCTCCAGATATTCCAGATAAAAGTAGATTTGGTTGGTTTGCCAAACATATCAGAAAATCAAAACCAGACATAGTAGTTCAGATAGGAGATTTTGTAACTTTAGATAGTTGTACTCATTACATTCGTGATGATAGCTATACTGCTAAAATTGAAAAGCCTATTTTTATGAAAGATATGGAATCAATGGATTCTGCTATGGAAGAATTTAATTATCATTTAAAAGATTTTAAAATTAAAAAATATTTAACATTAGGTAATCACGAAAAAAGAATGTTTCGTAAAGAAGATAGTAACCCTACTTTTTATGGAATGTGTCAGAAAGAATTTTTTGGAAACTGTAAGAAGTATGATTGGCAAGTTATACCTTATGGAAAGTATTTGATGTTAGGTGGTGTTGGTTTTATTCATGCACCCATAAATCCTATGGGTAAAGAATATGGTGGCGAGGCTAGTGAAAGACAAGTAGCAAACAAATCTAAAATAGATATTGTTTTTGGTCATAGTCATAGAGCACAAGATAATAGAGTTGCAAAGATAAGCCCTATTCCAAATGACTTTACAAGAATTATAAATGTTGGTTGTGCTATGCCACATAATCATATTGAGAGTTATGCTAAACACAGTTTGACTGGTTGGACTTATCAAGTATGCGAATTAAAAATTTGGGATAATCATATACAAGAAGTAAATAATATTTCTATGGAAACTTTGGAGAGAGAATATGGCGGAAAAAAGTCTAAATGATATTTATAGAGATATAGAAAACGAAGTAGAAGAAGATTGTTTTGATAGAGAAGATATAAGATTAAAAGATCAAGAACCTTATGCCATAGTAGGTAAATCAATGAGTGGCAATATAATATTAAAAGTTGGAGATGAGTTAGGTTATGATGTTACAAAGTCTTTAACCTTTCCAGAAGCATTAAAATTAATTAATGAATTGACTGTTGCTGTTATTAACCGATATGCAAAATGAGTTTCATTAATCCTGAACTAAAATCTATCAAATATAGAAAAAGAAAAATTAAAATTGTTTATAAAAATCTAGATGATTGTTATGGATTATATGATCCTAATAAACAAACCTTATACTTTGATCAAAACATAAAAGGCGAAAGATTATTCAATACTTTTTATCACGAATTATTCCATGTGATTTGTTATAATGATGGTATAGATGTTAATCAAAGAGGAGAAGAACCCATAGCCCAAGCAGTAGGAGATGGTTACACAAGAATCTTTAAACAGAATCCCAAACTATGGGATATTTTGCAAGACTGTTTATATAGTTAGTCTTATAAATATTTTCTATTTTTAATATAATTTTTTATATGCTTTAAGTCTTTAAATTTTTCTTTATCATAACAAGGTAAAAACATACGAAATAAAGCATTAGATAATTTTTTATTCATTCTAGATAAAGACCAATCACCTAATTTTGGATAAGTTTTATTATATTTAGCACTAAATATTTCATTACCAAAAATAATTTCATAATTATCAGAATTTTTAAATATTTTTTTAATTACTTTCATTATGACTCCTTTCTTTTGTTAAAATATTTATCCCAAAACAAATCATCATCTTTTTCTCTAGCATAATCTGTTTTTTCTTTTTGCTCTTTAGTTATAAAACCAGCAAGAACAAAATTAGTAGTCATTTCTTCAAATGGCATTTGATCATTAATTTCCCAGAACACAATATCATTTTCAATATATGCACTTTCAAAATTTTTCTGAACTTGTTCTAATGTTTGATGTTCTTCAAACTTTATTTCAGTAGTCATATTTATTCTCCTATTTAGTTATTTATATTTTAAAATTTTCCCAATGATCTTTAAATCCTAAAGAAAGTAATTCAGATTTTACTTTTTCATAAAATCTTTTAACACTCATAGTGCACGCAACACTTCCCTCTCCACTACTATCAGGTTCATCAAAAAATTTATTTACTTCATTAAATATAATTTCAGCACCCTTATTATCCAAAGGTTCAGATATTTTTTTATTTAATGGAAAATCATTATGTTCTTTAATGAATTTATTTATATTTTTTATAGTCATATTATTTCTCCTTTTTTTAGTTAATAATTAATATTATATATTATTATAAAATAATTAAAACCATTATTAATTGTTGGTACTAAAGGCTTATTTAACCTATTTTTTCTATTCTCATATTATATGTCCTTCCCCCAGTAATTAACTCTTTTAACAGGATATTTAGAACCAGCTTTGGTTTTTTCTATATGATATATTTCTTTTTCTTTTTTCAAATATCTTTCTAATGATAAATCAATTACAATACCTGAAATATCACAAGCCCAACATCTACCATATTCTTTTCTATTAAAAGCATCGTCATTATTATCTGTAATACGATATTCTAAAATAGTAAATTCCTTGTAATCTTTTAAAGTTTCTACAATATCTTTATAAGTAAAAAATTTAAAAGTGTTGCTAAAAGTTAATAACTCTTTTTCAAAAGCTGGTTTGTCAAAAGGATTAAATTTAATTGTTTCCTTTTTTGCAAACTTATCTCTCATATCATATAAGTGTTCTTTAGTTGGATTATTTAAAATTTTTCTTAATAACTCATCAGTATAAATAAACTTTACTCTTATTTCTCTACCTAATTTTGTCATATTATACTTCCTTTCTTTTTTTATCATTTTATTTTTGAGTTTGGTGCATTAAATTTGTGTATATGTTTTTCAACTATTGAAAAAGACACACCAACTATTTTATGTCTTTTACTTCTCTTTTCACCTTTTGCTGAATGGTATCTATTAACCCACATATTTTGAGGAACAATAGACCATCTTAACTTTCTTTTTTCCATGTCTTTTTTAATAGATGTTTTTAATTCAAAACCTTTTTTTCTTCTTTTAGAATTTTTTAATCTTTGTTTTTCTCTTTGTTTTTTATCTGTCCAGTATAAAATAGTTGCTTGTGATACATTAAAATGTTTTGCAAGATCATCTAATGTTTTTCCTTGATTTCTAAGGACATTAATTTCTTCAATGTCCCTAGAATTTAGTTTGTATCTCTTATCAATAGAGATTAATTTATTATTAATTGTCATTAATTTATTAACCCTGATAAAGAAACAGAATAAGGTTTTCCATCAACCCATTCCATATAATAACCAGTAGCATCACCACCTTTAGAGTTATACTTTTCTACTAGTTTATTATTTAGATTAAATAAGGCTTGAAGATATTTTTTCTTCTCGCCAATTATTTCATCATTTTGTACTTTTTCCCAAAAGCTAACAACCTCTGATTTAATTGCTTCCATTGTAAATGTAAGAGCAAATTCTGAAGGTCTTCCATAATGTTCTTCTAATTTAATTATGTCCATTATATCATCTCCCAGTTTTGGTTAGTTTCTTTTGAATAAGTTTTAACTGATAAATTCCAAAGATTCCAAGCATCAGAATTATTTTTAAAACCATATTCATTTGCAAAGTCCATAGATGAACTATGTTGAATTGTAGGTCTTAATCCATATTTTTTTAAAATATTTACTAGACCTTTTACTGTTCCTGAAGTTTTAGTAGCAGCACCAACAGAAACTTTTATTTTTCCATTAACAGCTTCTAAAAACTTTATTTTTTTATTTAACATTTTTTATCTCCTATTTAGTTATTTAGTTAATAGAGATATTATATATTATTATAAAATAATAAAAACAATTATTTTAATTAATTTGTTACGGAACTAAAGGCTTATTTAACCTATTTTTTATTAATTAGGTATCTAGCCGAACTTTCTTCTGTTATTCGCATATCTTTTAAAGCAATTAAATTATTATAATAATCTTTAGAAAGGGTAAAATCCTTTTCAGCTTGTGTATAAGCTATTAACCATTCCTTATATTTTGTTTGTCTGTATGCTTCATCAGTTAATTCAGTTTGACTAATCTTATCGTGGTTTAATCTTAATTCGTTTTTAAGTTTAGCCAATATAATCTTTTCAGACTTTTCTAATTTTCTATATCTAAAAAGTGTTTCTGCTTTTTTCTCTGATGCTTCTTGTAGTTTATTAAATGTATCTTCTGTGTTTAATACAAAAGTTTTATGATTGTCCATGTTTTCTCCTTTTTTTTGTTATTACTTAAATTTAGAGTACAGCTTTCTTAATCAACTATTAATAGTTTCTATTAACTCTAAATATTTTTAATTAGAACTTATTTAATATTATTATTACTATTATCAGTTCTAACTATTTCTCGTTGTACTCCACGATATTCACTAGCTTTTTGACTAGCGATTGGAGTTACTTTTCCAAAAGTTTGTATGCTTTTAACATACTCATTATGCTTTTGGTCAAGTGTATCAACGAGTAGTCTTATTTTCTCGTTTAACATCTTTTTCCTCTATGGTTGCCCTTATACCATTTGGCAAACTTTTTGATACCTCTATAATAAAGGGTTCAACTTTTTCTTCACTCTCCCATTCGAGAGAATTAATAAATTCATTGTTATCATATTTCCATAGTTTTATCAAGTATTTCATTACAACCTTTAATAGAGTATATGGGGCAATAATATTTATATTATTTAACCCCACAAATACCATACTAAAAGTTGATGTCGTCATCAAGGTAATTATTATCTTGTTGTGCAACTTGTTCTTTAGTTGGATAATTAATATCTCTATTAGAAACACCACCTTTATCTTCTCTAGGAACATGATTTGATATTTTTAAATGTGGGTTTGGTTTTCCATCTTTTTGATTTGTGGAATTACCCCAAAATGTCATATCAATTTTAGTTCCTGCTTTAATGACTATATCTTCTTTGACAGTAAATCCATTCCAACTAAATGTAGGTGCTTTAGGATTATCACTCTCAACTTTATAAACATTAAAGTATATTGGTTTCTCTAGCATTTTTTCCTCCTTTTTTATTGTTTGTTTAACATATTCGTCATATTCTTTACGAATTTCTTTATCCTTTTCAAATGTATCTTCATAAGCTATTTCTTTATTTAGTTTAAATTCAAGATAGCTAATAAGCATTTAATATACATTAGAACCCGAGTACCTTTTTTTCTTTTTAGGCTCTAAAAGAAGTATTTTTTTATTAACTATTTCAATTTTTTCCCAAATGTCAGTTTGAAGATTGACTAACGCATCTCTTTCTCCATAAAGCCCACATCTGATTTTAAAAATTTCAAGTTTTTTTTCATCATTGATAGTATTATTAACTACTATTTTAGGTATATCTGTCATCTATTCCTCTGTTGTATCAATAGTTATATTGCAAGTTACTTTACCACAAAATTGATGACCACCATCTTCTTGTAAGTTTTCTAAAAATTTAGATAAAGTTTTTGATTGAATACCATCATTAAATTTAAACTCATGTAATGTAGCATCCTTTTTTTCCTTATCATTTTTACCATATTGTGTTCCTGTAACTTTTATATTTGCTTCTTCTATAAACATTTTATTTCTCCTTTTTTGTTATTAACTAAAATCACTCATTTGTTGTCTTACTTTATCCCAAGGGTTTTCAGTAAATTTTTGGAAATAAAACTTACCACTACTTTCTTTTGATTGACATTTAACCCAAATACTAGGTAGATCATATAAATGCCTACCTATACCAAATGATACTGCGGCTCTTTTAAGACTATCTGAAATAGCACCTTT